CGTTATTATGTTGATTTCCAAACTCATGGAATCATACAGGATAACGATACTGCGCACAGAGTTAGTAAACTTTTACTCGGTGCTGAGCTTTCGCCTTACACTCTCTATCAACTGATGCCCTGGAGCTGGTTTATCGACTGGTTTACCAATCTTGGTAGTGTCATCAACAATCTTGTTAATGACGCCGGCGATAACCTGGTAGCAGATTACGCTTATATCAACGGTAAGTGTACTACTTACGTTGTTACCACGGTCACTTTTACTCTGGCGAATTCGCCAGGTGGAGATGGTCGTGGAGGTCCGTATACGGCCACTTTTGAAGAGGTCAAAACGGACTTTAGGCGCATTCCTGCGAATCCATTTGGCTTCGGTTTAACGTATCAGATGTTAAACTCGAAGCAGTTGGGAATCCTAGGTGCACTTGGTTTAACCAAGTTGTCCTAACCCGATGGAAATCGTTTCTGTTGGGTGGTTTTTGTCTAAGGAGTCCAGCTATGCTGGCTGATCCCCAGTCTGTCACAATCAACGCTGTAGCTAACTCGCTACCTGCCGTTGGCCGTGGTGTCAATTCGTCTACGTACCAGAAGGACGATGGACTTGTGTCCCTCGCCATTTCGCATACGTATGCGAAGAGGACGCGTCGTACGGTCCGCCTCAATCATTCTAAGATCGCGGCCGACCCCCTCGTTTCCTCGCAGAACATCAAGTATTCGATGTCTGCGTACCTCGTCATCGATACTCCCATTACGGGATATACCGTTGCTGAGGCGAAGTATATCGTCGATGCGCTTACTGCGTATCTGACGGCTTCTTCTGGCGCCAAGGTTACGAGTGTTCTCGGTGGCGAATCGTAACGATCCGCTTAACCAAGTTCTACTCGTTCTGCTTGGGGTTTTCTCGCTAACTCTGCTCTTTGCAGTATTAGTTTTGAAGACCCCTAACTGGGGTACGACAGTATCAGCTGGGATTGTTCAACCCACCAATGAGGTGAGTGACCATGAAAAGCCTACTGAGGCTCCTGCAGACGATCCTGGAAGATTCCAGGAATTGGTGTGATGTTTGCACCACTCGCGATTTTGAAACGATCGCGAGACGAACAAAGCACGAGGGGCTATCCTTTTTAATGATAACCCTTCCTTCGTTCTGCGAGGACTTTGAACAGTCCCTAGCAGAAGGTCGGATCGTTCCATCTGGGTTTCGATCGTTTTCGAAACACAGGGCTCTCCCACGATTCCTCGGGGGTTTGCTCGAACGTGTCTTTGATCGTGTGGACGGTGTCCTACTCGATACACCAGATTTAAATTCTATCTTCTTCATTAGGCAGATTTGTCTGGCTATTAAGAAGATGGAATCGACTTGTTCACCCGAAAGAGTGAATAAGGCTTTCTCTCGGTATATCGAGACTAACGACTCTTGCCGCAAATGGGAACTTGATCATCTCCATGAGTTTTCTTCAAACCTATGGAGTGGCCCTATTCCCCTCTTTGCCCGTCACAAGTCTGGAAGTTCGCTTCACAGGTTCAAATCTGTGAGTGATCTTCTCTGGACTTCTATTATTAAGGAGGATTCTTTCCTCCCTGATAATTTAGTTCCTTGTCACGGTCCCGGTTCAACTGCCGAGCGTATACTTGGTAATTCTAAGCTACGCTTGCTCAGTTGGCACGAGAGGCTGGAAACCTTCTTCCCTCTTATGGATTTCGGTATAGCTAACCTTAACTATATCGACTCCATAGACGATTTGAAGGTTTTGTCACCTGGTGCTGAGACTCCTGTTAGGGTAGTCACAGTGCCTAAGACGCTGAAGACTCCGAGAATTATAGCGGTCGAACCTGTGTGTATGCAATACACCCAGCAATCCGTCCTTTATAATTTAGTTCCAATGCTTGAAGGCCCTTTGATGTTTGACTCCATTGGATTCACACATCAAGAGCCTAACCAAGCTTTGGCTACGAAGGGCTCCATAGATGGTAGTCTTGCGACTATCGATCTAAAGGATGCTTCGGATCGGGTTCCAGCTCAGCTTGTTTGGGAAATGCTTGAGAGGACGCCTCACTTTCGTGATGTTATCTTCTCTTGCAGGTCCCTCAATGCTGACGTTCCCGGATATGGGATAGTCCCTCTATCCAGGTTCGCGTCAATGGGTTCTGCTCTCTGTTTCCCAGTTGAAGCAATGGTTTTCCTTACCATTGTTGTTTCTGCGATACTCGGAGCAAAGGGCACTCGGGTTACGATACATTCCATTAGGGATGTTCTTCGTAACGTGCGCGTCTACGGGGATGATATCATTGTCCCGGTAGAATATACATCTGTCGTAACTCGCGAACTTGAAGGGTTTAACCTTTCAGTAAACGCTAGCAAAACCTTCGGAAAAGGAAAATTCCGAGAGTCTTGCGGATGGGATGTCTACGACGGTACGCGGGTTACACCCGTGTATTTGAGACGAGCCTTCCCAAAGTTGCGAACTGATGCTGCGGAGTTGCTATCTTGCATATCCTTCCGTAACCAATGTTACGAGAATGGTATGTGGAAGACAGCATCGTATCTTGACAACCTGATCGGGAGCTTTGCTCCCTTTCCTGATGTTGCTGATACTTCGCCCATAGTAGGCCGTAAGACCTTTCTGCCATTGTCGCAGGTAGGCTCACGCTTCTGTCCAAACTTACACGTTCCCCTCGTCAAGGGGCTCGTTGTAAGCGTGAAGAAGAGGCTGCTACCAATTAGCGGTCCTTTTGCTCTACTGAAGTTCTTTATCAAACGTGGGTTTTTACCAAACCCTGATAAAGATCACTTGCAGTACTCAGGACGGCCCGTGTCCGTCAACACCAGAACACGG